TGTGAAACTTTATTGAAGAAGATAATTAAAGAGTTGTCTGAGTGTAGGCTCTTCAGGGTGTTTCTTTAGTAGTAACTAAATGTTACTATCTATACTAATATTATACCATACTTTTGACTAAAAGTCAATACCTAAGGTGAAATAAATATTCTATAGTCCCTTCCCGCAGTTATGCTAATGATAACCATTCTTATTACCATTACTAATAAATAATTAAGTTCCTCCCAAATTCTCTCCCATCTGTACAGGAGCTACACACGGGAGTGCGTGCGTGTCGTTTGGGTCCCCCTATGGCGTACACAGGACGAAAAGAGCACACAGGACTAAACACAGGACTAAACACCAGAGCACACAAAACACAAAAGGGAAAGTGAACGATTGACACTCTAGAGCCTTCACAGGTCAGGCACTAGAAAATAATATAGAGCCTTCACCAGGCACGCAGTGAATGCGTACAGGTGACACCATAATATATTCAAGTGTCACATAACAACGTTATGCAAGGGATCAGGCACGCAGTGAATGCGTAAAAATAAAGTTAATAAAATAGTTGACATAAAATATTCTATGGTGTTATAATACACACATACACAGGAACAGGCACACCGTGTAGGATAAATACAACAGTGTCACTTAATAACAACAACGGGATAAATACTATGACAAACAAGACAACAACAAAGACAACAAAGACAAACACAGCAACAGAACTACCTATGGATTTAATCGATATGGACGCATATAAAGCACTAGAGCAGTCAGGATTAAAGCAGTCAGAGCGTGAACTGGTAGCTGTATTCTTAATGACTAACAAGCTAGGACACAGCACACAATCACGCATAACAACGTTATGTGGTGAAGGTAAAGCAGGGCATAAGTCTATTATCTCAATGGCTAAATGGCTAAAGACACAGGGACAGGACACAGCAACGATTAAGACACAGGTTAATAGAGCTATGACAAAATTAAAGACTGGTCTATCACTTCAGGGTCTAGGTAAAGACCAACAAGTGACTATTGCGCCTAAACAAGACCAGAAAGGCGGTAAAGATAAAGCTACTGATAGTGATACTGACACGTTAACTATCCAGTATGACAATGATAGTTTTGACCAAAGTGCTTTTGATATGATGTTTATGCAGTGGGACAAACCTACACAGGACTATTTCCTAAAGCATATGCAGTCACTACAGAAGCCAGCACTTAAGAAAGTTTCATAACACTGTTATGTCACACTATAGCGTTTGACAGGGACGCTATACTGAGATATAATACTCACAACTTAACAACAAAACGGAGATAAAAATGATAAAAGGAATGATACTCAATGAAACAAGTGACACAGTACAGATAATAACATTCTCTAGTGCTAATCAAAAAACAGGGGATATGGCTCAGGTGTGGATTTTAAACAAGGATACTGACCCAGTGCAGGCGTTAAAGTCTGGAGATAGTAAAAAAATATGTTTTGACTGTCCACATCTAGAAAATAATACTTGTTATGTCAACGTTGGACAGGCTCCACAGGCTGTGTATAAAGCTTATAAAGCAGGTAAATATATACCGCTAGACCTGTCTATCCTTAAAGCACAATTAAAATGGAAAGCTGTTAGATTCGGTGCTTATGGTGAGCCAGTATTGATACCCTTGCACCTAGTACAGTTTATAGCACAAAACTCAAAAGGTTTTACAGGTTATACTCACCAGTGGAAAAAGTTACAAAATGATGATTATAAAGATTATTTTATGGCAAGCTGTGAGAATACAGATGATGTACTGCTAGCACACGCCTACGGCTGGCGTACGTTTAGAGTACAGAATACAGAACAAGTACAAAAACTAGATAATGAGCTAACCTGTCCTAATATAGACACAGGTGTGCAATGTCGTGACTGTGTTTTGTGTGACGGTGCTACTAAAAAGGCTGGTAAGTCAATAGTTGTACCAGTGCACGGGACAAAAGCAAAAGTAAATAAATTTAATCTAGTAAATCTATGAATACAATTATAAATTTGACAATCATAACGGCATTCTGTATAATGGCACTATATATTTACACAATAATGCAACTATATACATAACAATGTTATGCCAGTGAAAAATAAAATTAAACACGCTGTCCGCACTCCATTGTTTAAGATGAGAGTGTACAAGGACAGGAAAAAGGAATTTAAAAAGAAAGGAAAAATAAAAAATGAAAGCATATAAATTAGTGAGAAAATTAAAATCGGGTAAACTAACACCTTTATTTATCAATAAAAAACAAGGTCTGGAGCTGGGACAGTGGTATCAGGCAGAGAATCACCCAACTAAAGGCTTTAAAGTGAGACCAGGCTGGCACTGTTGTGCTAAACCTGAAGCTCCACACCTGTCACCTAAAGGCAGGGTATGGCTAGAAGTAGAGATAGAAGGTGTGACAGAACATAAAAGACCAGAAAGTCAAGGTGGTTTATGGTATACTGCTGATAGAATTAAATTTAATAAAACAATAGAGGTATAAAATGAAAACAGAATACAAAAATACACGTAGTGGATACGTGGACACAAAAGAATATACTAAAATTCCATTTGAAGACATTCAGATTTTAGATGATGAGCCAGTAGAAGTGATGAATCCATTTTCACAGGTCAAAGTGATGTTGACACCTACAGAAGTAGCAGTGTATGATGTCACTATGGGTTCATATCATATGGGATTGTATGAAGATTTCTATAAAGGTAGGGATTGGTTTATAGATAATAATCCTGAAGCTTATTTTGATTTAATAGACTAACAATAGAGGTATAAAATGAAAACAGTATATGACCTATACCAACCCAGTGGTAAACTGGTAGAAGAAGGACTATCTTGGGAAGATGCAGAAGCATTGGCAGATGTATGGCTTAGTGATGAGGGTATTGAACTAGAGATAGTTGAAGAAGAACTAGATGAAGAAACACCTGAGCAGTTTAATGAATGGTTAAGAAGTGGAGGGTATTAGAAAATGAGTAAGATAGGAAATTATGTCCTAGATATGGAGGAAAAAGGCGAGCTAGTATTTGACGATTATAGGCACGATTATGTCACACCTAAGGTCTTCGCCTTAAGGACTGAAATTGCATACCTAGAATGGCAAATACAGAGCTTAGAGAGTGATTTAAAGACTAAAAAACAGGAGTTAAAAGATGAGATGTAGATGTTGTGACCAATTATTAAATGAATGGGAGTCTGTAAGAAAAGACCCTGAAACTGGAGAGTATTTAGACACCTGTAGCTACTGTATTTCTATGTCAAAGCCTGATGTAGTGGACTTTGTAGAGACAGAAGAAAAATACTTAGAAACTGTTGACTTACCTAAAGAAATGTGATATAATATTACTATAGATAAGACATAAAGTTAAGACTAAGGTTATAAACTTAAAGGGATAACCATTATAATTATCTCTTTAGGTAAATAACTTTAGGTTATCACCTAAGGTGACACTTAAGTAAGGATTAGGTCCACTTACTAGGTGTCTTTTAAAGAAGGACCATAAAGGAAAACTATAATATGATTACTAAAGGCGTAGCAAAATTTGTATACTTGGATTCAACAGAGAAGTACAATGGTGAGGATACTGGAAAGTACACCTTAACTGTTGGTCTTACCGATAAGGAAGCACAATCTCTGGAAGATGCAGGTGTAAAGGTTCGTACATATACTGACCAGGATACTGGTAAAGAGATTAAGATTCGTAAGTTCTCTACACAGTACAAGTTGCAGGACAATATGATTCAGACAGTGAGTGGCGAGACAATCGGTACTGACTTTGGTGCTGGCTCTGATGTTCAGGTCCTATGGAAAGCAGGTAAGAAACACCCAACACACGGTGTAGCTACTTACTTAACAGCTATTAAGGTAGCTGATGACCACGAGCCTGGGTTCAAAGGTGCTAATGAGGAAATCTCTGAGTTCCTAACAGCATAACACTGTTATGTCAGAATTTGTACGACACGAATCGTGCCTAGGGTGTGGTTCTAAGGACAATCTGGCTAGGTATTCTGATGGTCACGGTCATTGTTTTGGCTGTGGCTATTGGGAACCACCTACAGATGGGAGCTATAATGAAAACTACATAGAGGAGGAAGCATTGGAACAACCAATACAGACCAAAGGTTTCACGGGAGCAATACCTGAAAGAAACATCTCAAGGAAAATCGCTACTAAATATGGTGTGCGTATATCCCACGGAGAAGATGGTAAAATCAATAAACATTTCTACCCTTACTATGACCAAAAGACTGGTGACCTAGTCGGTTATAAAGAGAGAGATGTAGCAACAAAAGGTTTCGGTATCAACGGAACAAATAAAGGTGCTGGTCTATTCGGACAGCAGGTATTTAAAGAAGGAGGTAAGTACCTAACTATCACTGAAGGTGAGCTTGATGCTCTGTCTGTCAGTGAGATGTTCGATGGTAAGTGGGCTGTAGTCTCACTAAAGAATGGTGCTAGTGGTGCATTAAGAGATGTCAAAGATAACTTAGATTACATTGAGTCATTTGATAATGTAGTCTTATGTTTTGATAATGATGATGCAGGTAAGGACGCAATCAAAGCAGTTAGAGATGTTATATCACCTAACAAACTAAGGATTGTCACCTTACCACAGAAAGATGCTAGTGATATGCTTATGAATGGTAACATTAAAGACTTCACTGAAGCCTGGTGGAATGCTAAAGGCTACACACCTGCTGGTATTGTTAGAGGTGAAGATACCTGGGAACATCTACAGAAAGATGAGAACCTAGTCACTGTCTTATACCCTTGGCAGGCATTGAATGAAGTAACTTATGGATTCAGACAGAAGGAACTGGTGACCATTACTTCAGGCAGTGGAATGGGTAAGTCTTCAGTGGTGAAAGAACTAGAAGCTCACATCTTAAAGGAAACAGATGACAACCTAGCTATCATTCACTTAGAGGAATCAGTAGACAGGAGTGTTAAAGGCTTGATGTCTATCGAAGCTAACTTACCTATTCATATCCCTAAGTATGAGGATATGTTAAGTAAAGATGAGAAGTATGCACTATGGAAGTCAGCAGTAGCAGATAAGAATGTATTCTTCTACGACCACTTCGGTAGTATGTCAGAGGATAGTTTATTGTCTGTCATTAGAACGTATGCTAAGAGCTTTGACTGTAAGTGGATTATCTTAGACCACCTATCAATCGTAGTTAGTAGTCAGGAAGGGATACAAGATGAGCGTAAAGCTATCGATGCCATTATGACTAAGCTGAGAAAGATAGTACAGGAGACAGGCGTAGGCTTATTCCTTGTATCTCATTTGAAGAGACCTATGGGCAAGGCTCACGAAGAAGGTGGACAGGTGAGCTTGTCAGAGCTTAGAGGGTCAGCCGCAATCGCACAGTTGAGTGACATAGTCATCGGCTTAGAGCGTAACCAGCAGGCTGATGATGAGAAAGAACGTAACACTACCACACTAAGAGTTATTAAGAATAGATTCTGTGGTCTCACTGGTAAGGCAGGTAGTCTGTTATATGACAAGGAGACAGGTAGATTAAAGGAGACAGTAGATGGACAAAGCTTATTTTGATATTGAAACTGATGGCTTAGATGCTACTAAAATACATTGTATCTGTGCTATGACAGATGAAGATGATACAATGACAAACTTTATAGGAGAAGATAGTTATGAACAATTTGAAGAATGGTTGGGCTTATCAGGTATACGAACGCTTGTTGCTCACAACGGCATTGGCTTTGACCTTCCTGTTCTGCGTAGGCTTAGTGGTAGGGACTGGGATTTTATTATACGAGACACTCTCATCCTATCAAGACTGGCTAACCCTTCCTTGGAAGGAGGTCACTCCCTAAAAGCCTGGGGTGAAAGGATACATAATCTTAAGGGTGATTATGATGGTGGTTGGGAAGAGTTTAACTGGGAGATGTTAGAGTATTGTCAACAAGATGTAAGATTATTGAAGGACCTATACCGTAGACTAGAGCTACAACTAGAGGACTTCGATGAACAGAGTATAGAGTTAGAACATAAGGTGGCTGAGATTATTCACCACCAAGAACAAACAGGAGTATTATTTGATGAAAGAAAAGGATATGAATTATTGGCAGAGCTTAAAGAAAAAGTTATATCGATTGTACTGGAAGTGCGTAAAGTATTTAAGCCCCTCCCTGTATGGAAGGCTTTGCAAACGCTAAAGAATCCCTATAAGAAAGATGGCACACCTAGTAAGGCATACCAGAAACAATTAGATAGAGGTGCACATATAGATAGTGATGGTGAGTGGGGATACATCGACTACCCTGAGTTTAACTTAGGTAGTAGACAACAGGTAGCTAGGTATCTCCAACACTTCGGATGGACACCTACTGAATGGACAGAGAAAGGTTCAGTGATTGTTAATGAGAAGGTACTAGAGGGTGTAGATATTCCAGAAGCTAAGATGATACTAGAATACTTCACTATCTCTAAGCGTGTAGCTATGGTACAATCCTGGTTAGAAGCAGTAGGTGATGACGGTAGGATTCACGGTAGAGTAAACAGTAATGGTGCAGTCACAGGTAGAATGACTCATAGTAAACCTAACCTAGCACAAGTACCAGCTGTCTATTCACCTTATGGTAAGGAATGTAGAGAGCTATGGACTGTGCCAAAGGGTAAGTGTCTAGTAGGTATTGATGCTAGTGGTCTTGAGTTAAGAATGTTAGCACACTATATGAATGATAAAGATTATACGGATGAGATATTAAATGGAGACATACACACAGCAAATCAACTGGCTGCAGGACTTCAATCTAGAGACCAGGCGAAGACTTTCATCTATGCCTTCTTGTATGGAGGAGGTGATGGAAAAATCGGGGAAATCGTTGGCGGAAAAGCGAAGGATGGTAAGAGACTTAAAGCAAAGTTCCTTGATAATACGCCTGCACTTAGAACTCTACGAGGAGACGTTGACAAAGGAAGCACAAAGGGTTGGATTAGAGGACTAGATGGTAGGAGATTACACATCAGGTCATCACACTCAGCACTGAATGTCTTACTACAATCAGCAGGTGCTATCGTTATGAAGCAAGCATTGATTGTATTAGAAGAGTATGCTAAGGACTGGAAGATAGACTATAAGTTTGTACTTAATGTACACGATGAGTTCCAGGTAGAGGTTAAAGAGAAACAAGCAGAAACATTTGGGAGACTAGCAGTTGATTGTATCAAGAGAGCTGGTCTAGATTTTAATTTAAACTGTCCATTGGATGGTGAATATAAGGTAGGTAAAACGTGGGCACAGACACACTAGTCGATGACATCTATAAACTTATGGATACCAAGATGGTAGCTGAAGGTGTAGATGTAGAGAAAGTAATACAAGACTTCGGTGAGAATATGAAGTCAATATTAATTAATAACATCACAGCACACGAGTTTGATAAGAGAAAGCTACGTATGTCTAACATCGGTAAGAAGGATAGACAGTTGTGGTATAGTTACAACGGATACAAAGGTGAGGAGCTACAGCCACACGTATACATTAAGTTCCTATATGGACACTTGATTGAAGAGATGATACTAGCACTAGTTAAACTATCAGGACACGAGGTAACAGATGAACAGAAGAAGGTAGAGGTATCAGGTATCAAAGGTTCTATGGACTGTAAGATTGATGGTGTACTAACAGATGTTAAGTCAGCTTCAAGTTATGGCTTTAAGAAGTTTAAAGATGGCAGTCTAATTGATAATGACCCCTTCGGTTATGTCGACCAGATTAAAGGGTACGCCCACGCTGAGAAGACTACTGATGTAGGTTGGTTAGTTATGGATAAGACCTCAGGTCATCTAACATATCTTAAGTATGATATGGCTGATGAATCTAAATGGTACTGGACTAAGCTTAACTTCTTCTCTATCGTGGATAGAATCAAAAAGATTAAAGCGTTGGTGACTAACACTAAGCCACCTACTAAATGTTATGAGCCAGTACCTGATGGTAAGTCTGGCAATATGAAACTACCAGTAGGCTGTAGCTATTGTTCATTCAAACACGATTGCTGGGAAGGTGTTAGAACATTCATCTATTCTAATGGACCTAAGTATTTAGTTGAGGTAAATAAAGTACCTAGTGTTATGGAAGTAGATGCAGATGGTATAAGAATTAATAATGATAAGGAACAAACAGATGAGTTCTTCACCAAAGTATAGAAGTAAACTAGAGAAGGAGTGTCATCAACTACTAGGTCAGAAGGAATGGGAGTACGAACCACATAGAGTAGCATACACTATACGTAAGAACTATACCCCTGACTTTGTAAGAGGTGATTATTATATTGAGGTTAAAGGTTTCTTCAGGTCAGGAGATAGACAGAAGTATAGGTCTATCGCTGAACA